TCGTTTCGCTAATGATGCTATGGTGAATACTTCGGAGCGTACGAATATCACTCCGACTACTGATTTTGTTATTGGTCAGCACGATAACGCTGCTTCTCGTTATGGTCATATTCCGTATCGGTGGTAGCGGATGGATGTCATTTGGGACGATTTAGCGGAGTTGATGAATGAGTATTGCAAGTTTTATGGGCAAACCGCTACCGACAAATATGGCAAGTTGACGTATACGGCTACCGCTAATTCTGTTCGTGGTAAGTTGGTGTGGGATACGTTGTTTCGCCGTGAGACTGATGAGAAGCGGGTGAATCCGTCTGGGAAGTTTATTACCTACGGTATTCCATCTACCGCTATCGGGATTATGGATAAGATGCAGTTACCGAATGGCACGTTTGTGACGATTACAAATGTTGCGATTGTGTCCGATGAGAATGGTCCTCATCATAATGTTGTGATGTTTGGGTGATGTATGAACGTCGAATGGGATTTATCTGGCGATGACGCTTTGATGAAGTTGTTTCAATCTTCACCGAAGTTGTCTCGTGATTTGCTTGCGAAAGCGATGTATGAGGAAGCGACTGAAGCGTTTGGTCAGTCACAGGATTTAGTTCCTGTTCGTTACGGTATTTTGCGGGCATCGGGTACGGTGACAGGTCCTAAGATGGTGGGTAACACGTCTGAGACTGAGATTTTCTATGGTGGTGCTGCTGCTCCGTATGCTGCTTATGTTCACGAGATTGAGCGGTATCGTCACGATTCCCCTACTCGCAGTAAGTATCTTCAGTATCCGCTGGAGAAACGTTTCCCTGTGTTGGGTGAACGTATTAAAGTTCGTATTGAAAATATGTTTAGGAAACTTTTGGAGTCGATGTGACGGTTTTAGAAGCAGTTGGCGATTATCTTGTTACTCAGGGGCAAGGAACGTTAGGTACGAATCTTTTCCTGTCGGTGTTACCTGAATCTCCTGACGCTTGTGTTGCAGTGTTGGAATCTGAGGGTGGTTCACCGATGTATTTCTTGGGTGCTGGTGGTATTGCAATCGACTCGCCGAATCTTCAAATACTGGTTCGTGCTGGTCGTGATGATTATCCTACGGCTAGGGATAAAGCGGACACTATTCGTAAACTCTTGGCAGGGTTGACGAATGTGACCGTCTCTGGAATCCATATTATGCGGATTGAGTCGATAGGTTCAGTTGGTTTGGTTGGATTGGATGAGAAGTCCCGTCCCATAGTGTCTGCGAACTTTAGATGTATGGTGAGACTTTAGACCCAGAGGGCGGAGAGGAAAGGAAAGACCCTTATGGCAGAGAGAGCAAGTCGGAGGAAAATGTCCGTTGTTGGAGATGTGACAGACTCCTCTTTGAGTTGGCAACAAAACCGTATCGAATCCGATGCAGTCGATGTAAGTCAATCAATCAAGGATGAGTTAGAGTCGTTGCGTTCGAAGAAAACTGTGACGAATGTTTGTCGTGCCACATCCGTGTTGGATGAGATGGATGACGAAGTTAAAGAAATCTATCAAAGATTGCTGACAGATTTTTCTGTGCGAGCAACGTGGATTGCAGAAGTTTTGATACGTCACGGCATTAGAATTACCGCTTATAGCATTTCACGGCATCGTCGTGCTATGCAAGGACGGGAAGGTTGCTTCTGTGAGTTTGAGTGATGACTTAAACAATCTATTGAATCCAGTTGAGTCTGGTAACGAAATCCCTAAAGTTGATTCGAAGACACGTTCAGGTCAGTGGGTCGCTGGCGTGGAATGGAACGGTTTTGAGGGCACAATCACGACAGGTACGGTAGAAGATGACCTAGCCCCGAATTGGGACGGTGTGTTGCGTTTATGGGGTTTGAATCCTGATGAGTTTGATGTTGTAGAACCTATCCTGTTTAACGTGTGGGGTGACCCAGAGGGCACGTTGAATCGACAGTGGAAGGGCAAGGTTGTTCGTAAGATTGTGAACGACCACCGTTCCGATATTGACAAGTTGATGGGCGAGATGGGTCGCTATAAACCACCGAAGTTTAAGGTGGAGGAAAAGTCTGGTTGGTTGATTGTGCTGGTCGCTGACTGGCAAACAGGTAAACGGGACGGCGACGGATTGCGTGGGTTGGTGTCTCGCTGGAACACGGCTATCACCGATGTTGCTGTCCGCTGGAAAGAATTACATAAAGCAGGATACAAGTTGAAGGGCATATCAGTGCTTTGCTTGGGTGACCTCGTAGAAGGGTGTGGGGAACACTATGCGATGCAAACGTTCAGCGTTGAACTAGATAGACGTGACCAAGTTAAAGTCGCCCGTAGGTTGCTCAGAGACGCTCTGATTGAATGGTCGAAGTTTGCTCCAGAGATTTTGGTCGCTGCTGTTGGGGGTAATCACGGTGAGAACCGTCGTAAGGGTAAAGCGTTCACCACGTTCAATGACAATGATGATGTTGGTTTGGTTGAGTCTGTCGCTGAAATCCTGTCAGCGAATCCTGATGCTTTCGGGCATATCAAGTTTGCGATTCCTCGTGACGAGTTAACGTTGACGTTGGAGTTGGATGGCAAGATTATCGGTTTAACGCACGGGCATCTTGCGTCTAGCGGTGTCACGGTTGAGACGAAGTTGCGTCAGTGGATGGCGAATCAAGCGTTGGGTCGTCAACCGATAGCAGACGCAGACATCCTCGTTACAGGGCACTACCATCACTTTAGAGTCGCCGATTGGGGCGGGGTGGTGTGGTTGCAAGCACCCGCTTTAGATGGTGGTTCAGATTGGTGGAAACAGATGTCTGGGCAACACGCTCAAGCAGGGGTGTTGACGTTCGTGGTTTCAGATTCGGGCGTTTCGGACATAAAGATTTTGGCGACACACCGCCTATGATTTGATATATGACGGGGGTTGGGTATATACTCGTTCTGTAGGAAGGAAACAGAATGAGAGAAATGAAAACTTTCAAGCGGAAGAAGAACCGTATGACGGGTACTTTTATTTCCGTCTGGTTTGAAGGCGATTACTGGAACGCCAACTGCGATGACCACAATCAATGCTGTGAGTTTGATTCGCTAAAGCAAGCACTTTATTTCAGTGCATCACCTATTGATTGGTGTTCAGATTGCGGAGTTGCTTGGGCGGAAAAGAATGAACTATCAGTTAGGGAGGGACTATGAGACAGTTTGGTCAGTTAGATAACAGTCAAGTAATTCACCTTGCCACCGTTTATGTAAACGAAAATAACGTGACGCTTAAGTATGCGTCGTGTGGTGCTGGCGAGAATCATCGTGGGCAAACGTGGCGTTCGTATTACACCGAGTTTTATTTGGTAGAAGCAGACGCTCCAACGTGCAAACGTTGCGTGAAAAAGTTAGAAAAACTAGAGAGGGGAAACAAATGAGTTGCACGGTGCATCCAATAGTTGACGTAACAAATCCAGACAAACCCGTATGTATGTTGTGCGGTAGTGAAGTGAAGGTGGACAAGTGGTGATGGAAAATATCAGTTCAAGCGAATTAGGGGCACACGTTCATTGGGAACGTAATATGGCTAAGTCCAAGCGAGACGGATTACAACCGTGTCGGCATTGCGGTAAAGGTATGTTGGAGGATACGGGGTACGTCGGTATCTGGTCTCCTGATTACTTTCATCCGTTAGCGTCGGTTAATGAAGCGTTGTCGGAGGGTGCGGAGTTCGTTCGTATCGGCAATGAGTGTGTGAAGAACTTTGCGGATAAGACGGAGTTGCCGTTGTATTTTGTGAAGATGTCGGAGTGCCGATTTGATATTTAACAGGGGTTGGGTATATACTCAGATTGCAAACGGAAAGGAAATCAAATGAAAAAAATATGGGTGGTAGAAATCAGAGGTCAGAAGACCGCTTATCAGTTCGCCACAAAGTCAGAAGCGGAAGCGTATGCAATCACCGCAACTGCGTGGAGTGGTGGAGCGTATCGACTTTATTCAACAATCATTTCGGAGGGAAAATAATGAGTAAAACAATCAAATATCAAACACTCAAGCAAATCGCTGAAGATGTTCGTGGCACGGCACGTCCGTTCTATTCTGGACGATTTATGTTCGGTCAGGATTGCGTGGGCATTGTGCTTGACAGCAATTACATTCAGGATTTGGGTGTAGCGATTCGTGACGCTGGTGCAAGCAAGATTCTTACGAAGTCTGCTGGATACCGTGAAGATACGATGGGCAAGAGCGTCATCGTTTATTGGGAGCAAGTCAAATGCGTTGACGCTCCAGAAGAGGAGTTCTAATGAGTCAGTGGAAAAGGGAAATCAGCAATCAGGGTGTCACCTATGTGCATTCATCAGGAGCATTGATTTACAGGATAGGTAAGGGTAGTTTCTTCATCAAGGGACTTGAGAATCCACGCACGTTCTACTCTATCGGTTCAGGGCGTGGTGGTCGTTACCGAAAACTTAAAGATGCAAAAGAAAAAGTTGAACAGACTTTAGGGGCAATGCAATGAGATACATCGAATCCAA